CTTACTTACAATTTTATTTACGAGTTCCCCTTCAATGCCGATAGCGGCACCGACCCCAGGGAGGGGGGCAGATGCTTCCGCACCTGTTGTAGATACATTAGCACCTCCAGCAGAGGCTGGCTCAACACCTGATTCACCAGAAACCATGCCAGTTGCCATCATAATGGCTTGTTGAATTTGTGCTCGCATCATGTCTAAAGCACCTTGGTCAAGGGCGTCATCTTGCAGTTCTTCAAAGATTTCTGCCATCTTTTCGTTGGGGAATTCTTCGCCAAGAATGCGAAGAGCGCCACGCTTAGACTCCAGCCCAAGTTGCATCTTGGCTTGGACTTCGTTGAGTTTAATGAGAACGTCAACTGGCAGTGGCTCAGGCCAGTGCACAGTAGTGTGATAAGTCAGAGGGTCAAGTGGGTCCAACTGTGTTAGTTGGTCTGGCTCAGGCATTGCTGATTTAGAACCATCAAACAACAACATCTGTGGTTCAAATACAGCCGCAGTACGGATAATGATTTCATTAATCCGCTCAAGACCCTTAGTGAAGTGAATCTTCTTCATGTTAAAGCGGTTCATCATTGGCTGATACTGGATAGCCAAAGCAACGCCAGAGGTATTAGAAATTGGTTGCATTTGACCAAGTGCCGTTTCAGGCACACCAGTAATCTCATGCATAGTGCGCTTAATTACTTGGATGTATTCCAGTGCACCAGACATCTCGCCACGTGATTCAAGGTTAAATACGCTGGCATCTTTAGGAAGACCCGCCCAAACCTTCTTGGGTCCACGCTCCAACTGGGAAGCCTTAGCACCAGTAATGATTGTTACGGGGGCGGCGTGGTAGTTGATGATGTCAGAAACTTCAACCATCTTTTCGTTAAGTTCACGATTAAGTGGGATGATGTCCCAAATGTCTGATTGACCCCAAGGCGACGACGAAATGGTCACATTAGGAATGTGAACGATTGGGATTGTTCCAAGTGCATTTGGATACTCATCCACTAATTCATCGTTGATGAATTGCTGTACAAGGTCATCAGAAAGGATTTCTGTAAAAGTGTAAACCTGACGAGTACCTTCAGGAGATGTACCCCAAAAACGGTACTTTAACTTGAAGCGAAGAAGACGGTCACGGTCATGGGGGTGATACTCAGGAAAGCAATGCGCTGGGTTCAGTGGAACAACACGAATACGACCAGGATGTGGGATACCCACAGAGTCTACAAATGGCTCTTCATAAGCAATTTTAACAAAAGCATCTCCTGTAACCGACGCAAGTTGTCCTAGTTCCCACAAAACGTAATGCTTGTTGTTATGCATATCCCACACTTCATGCAAAAGGCTGGGGATAATAGCGGCATTTTGCTCTGGACAACGGAATTGAATTCCTTTACCAAAACAAAAGTTAGTGATGTAGTCCGACATCGTACGGACATAGTTCATGTAGAACTGTGATTCACCCATTTCACGGCGGTAAGACCAGTGGTGACCAAGGTACCAAGCCCATGCAGATGCGTAGCGGTTTAGGCGTGGACCATGTACTTCAAACTCTTCGTCTGCAAGTTCCACCAAACCAAGTGGAGAAATCGCAACGGTGAGGTCGCTAGAAGACGCTCTGTAGGATGGGGACCAAAAATCAACTGCCATGTTGCATACACCTTACCACCAAGTACTGGTAGTTATTTACTTCAGGCTTTTGGAGCAGTAGTTTTTTTAGCAGGTGCTTTTTTAGCAGGTGCTTTTTTCTTTGCTACTTCAGCAGTAACTTCTTCAACAATTTTAGGAAGTTCTACAGATGCCTTAGTAAGGAAGTTAGCCGTTCCCTTGTCACCAACAAGTGTGCTTGCATATGCAAGACCAGTGATAACAAGTGGCATGATTGCGGCTTGTGCGCCTGGGTCAATGTTTGCCTTAGCAAGGAAATAAGAGAGAGCGCCAACGACTGCTCCCTTGAGAGTCTGGTCTGCGACTTGCTGGTTCTTTGTAGCCATGAATGCTCCTGATAGAAGGGGATACCCCAATGATACTACGTTTAGCGGTGTAAGTAATTAATCTTCTTTACCATGCCCGCAGGAATCATAATTCCATTTCCAGCATGTGTGTCATTAATGAGTGACACTAACTTGATGCACTCAGCATCTTTGTGCATGAGATAACCAACTGAAAGTGATTTTGCTGGTTTAGCCTTTTGAATTTCTTCATGACCAAACCAACCATTTTCAATGTCGGAAGCGTCTAACCAAAGGACCTCAACAAGCGGAGGTTTAGTAGGGTTCTTCTTCCCGAATACAGATTCTACGAATTTCTTGAAGTCGGGTAAAAGTTCCATTTGGCTATTCTACACCTAGTAACTTGCCCTTATAAAACATGGTTCCGTCATGGATTGGAAGCATTTCGGGGTGGAAAGCACCATCACCCTCTTGGTAGTAAATAATCCCAAGCCCCTGTTGCCAATCCTCTACGCAGGTGATTGGGCGACCATCTAGGTCCATGCCACCCTTGGTAGATGGCACCATACCGTCCACACGGGCTAGACAGCCAAAGGAGATGGCGGCAATGGTCTTTGGACCATCCCAGTCGCTACGGGTGCGCTCAGCCCACTCACGGCGGTGAATATGACCATAGACCACAGATGACTTTTCTGTGCCTAGGTACTTATGGGCGGTAGAGCCACCCGAAGCCACCTTGGTTCCATGGATAATCTTGATGCGGTTGTTTAGCCAAAACTGGCTGGCTGGGTATCCAGCGAAGTACTCCACCCCAAAGTCCTCAAAACGGCACAGGAAGGGAATAGAGAGCACTGGGAAGGAGGTAGGGGTATTACCCTGCTTCAACCCAAATGCGGCTTTAGCATTGTCAATGATGTAGTTCGTAAGACGAATCTCATGGTTACCTTCCATCCAGATAATACGAGCATAAGGAGCCGCATCTCTGATTTGGGCGCACAACGTGGTTAGGTAATCAATTGTTGCTTGGGTAGTCATAGAGAACGCAGGACTCAACCGATACTTTGACATCTCTGGAAGGTCAGCGTTATCTCCGTTGAGGGCTACGATGTCAGGCTTTTCTGCCTTGATAACTGCAAGTGCGTAGTCCATTGCAACTGGGTCGTGGGTACTGACCAGTTCTCCATTTGCATTACGAAAGAACCCAGCCTGGATGTCAGGAAGAACAACACATTTCTTCCAAGTAGACACCGACTGTTTAACAGTAACTTTAGGCAACTTAATTGCAGGACCTTGGTTAACAGGGTCCCACTCAGGACCTTCTGCCCACTTAGGTGAGAACTGAATAGCCGCAAGGTCATGGATTTGTGCTTCACCATCTTGGTCTTTAGTCAATGACTGATAAAGGCTTACACGTTTTACAGAACCAATTTCATTGATGTCAATGTTTTGACGGTCAAGGATTTCTACTAACTTGCCAAGGGCTTGTGCTTTGGACTCAGGGGGTGTGGATAATTTATCGGCTAATTCGCTCACAAGAGCACTCCTTGTTTACGTGGCGTTGAACAGTTGAAACACTTACAAAATGACCAAAAGAATCAAGTACTTTTGATAACCATGAGGCGCTAAACCTTTTGGACTTTCCCATCCCAGCATCTTGACGAATACCGTCAACTGCTTTATCTAGGGCTTCCATCTCTTCCGCAGAGAGGAGGTCACGAATCTGTGAGAATTTGCAATTCACGCCTATACCGTGTGCTTGTGGCGTTTTTAATGCCTCAACAAGTGAATGTGTTTCCACTGGTATTCCTTCTGTTAGTGCGGTTTATTCACAAACCACATCACCAACATACTATCATCCCAGTCAGGCTGTCAACTACTGCTTATCTACATGCCAGTCAATGTGGTCGTTAAGGCGGTCCCCAACTTTATCAACACTACTTTGTACTTTATTTAATTGTTGCATTACTTGACCGTGGTCAAGGGAGTTAGCCTTTTTCATTGTTTTAAACTCTTTAATGGAAAAACCAAAGGTTGTTATTACCGCAACGATAATAGTGGCAAGTGCGGGGTCCATGTATTACATTCCATGTCCAGCATCAAAGTGCTGACGGCGAATGCGAACAGGAACGTCAGAGGCTTGACCAGCAGTGTGTGGGCGTACAAACCCAAACCTATTGGTATGAGGATTTAATGCATATTCACCTGAACCAAAAGAACCACGTTGTTTTTCAGTTAGGACACCAATGTGCCCTTGCTCTGGGTCTGCCCAACGAGCGTCGTCACGGTCCATGTCAAATGTTGGTGCAGTAACGGTACGTCCTGATGAATCTTCAACAGTTAAAAATTCGTGAGGAGTGTCTTTCTTCTTTTTTGCAACTGGAACAGCAACGTTACCACCACCTTCTAGTACCTGTTCAATACGTGGGGCAGTCGTAAGTTCACTAACGCTACGTGTAAGATTAACGCTTCTGTACGGAATGTCTTCTTCTTTATCCACAACACCACGCATGTCTTCTTTTGTGTATTCAGATGTAGATGCACCAGGAAGGTGTTGCAAATCTTTTGGAATCATAATGCCACTTGGATGTTCTTCGTATTCTCCAATAAGAGTAGGAGCCGTAGGAAGTTTATGCCACGGGATGTCACTCAAAGTGTTTCTACGGAACACGGGGTGAAGACCTGCTGCCCAAGCCTCTTCAGCGTGGCTTCGTTGTGAGTCACGAAGGTGTGCCAAGAAAAGGTCAGGGTGTTCTGCGCCAAACTCAGTACGAACACGTTGGGCACGTTGTGAAGCATCATTTGAAAAACGACCTGCATCACTAAGACAGTTTTCTCGGCATCCAGGTGTAGAGCAAGAACCGCAAGTATCAGCAACTCCCGATGTACCAGCAGGTGCCAGAGCAAGTGTGGCTTGTAAACCACGCTGTGCCATTGGGTTTGTAGAAGTTTCGTTTTTATTTGTCTTTGTGTTGGATTTTTGACCAACCAATAGTTGCAAGTTACGACTAGCGCCTCTGGACTGTGCAAACTGCTTGAACTGTGCGCCAGCACGGGCTGGTGGAATGCGGCTTAGGTCAGTATCAGAAACTTGCTGAAGAATTTTAAAAAGAGGAGTTGCCACAATTATCCCTGTGAGTACCTGAGTTGGCGGTTTACAGATGTTTCTGAGTTACCACGGTTACCTTGGCGGTACGCCTCTTTACCAGCACCACGGTATTTTCCAGCAGGCTCACGGCGCTTGTGTTCATCAGCACCATTACCAATGTCCGTAGAACGACGGGCTTCTTTAAACACTTGAGGCTTAAATTCATCCAGAGGGTCGGTGAATACTTCTCCCGTACCTTCCATGGTCTTTTGTTGTGCTACTTGGGCTTGAGAACCACGGCGCTGTGGTACGTATTTGTTACGTACTTCAGCCTGAGAATACGTGTAGGACTGTCGGGAGGCATGGAAAGAAGATTTCCGAGAGCGACCAACATCAAATTTATAAGTACCTAATGCACCTGCGTATACAGGAGAAATAGGTAAGCCAGAGACTGATGAAGTAATAGAAGGTAAACCTACCCTCTGTACGTCTTGTTCTCCACTATCCCCAGTAGTGGGTGCACCACTGTCTCCTGTGGCAGGGGCACCACTTGGTGGAGCGCCTGCGTCCATTATTTAGTCGTTTACGACAGTTGGGTTTGGACGGTTCATGTGAGCACCTGTATTGAAGGCATACTCAAACTGTGGCATTGCATCGCCACTCATTGCACCCTGTACAAAGTCTGACAAGACTGTTGGGGCTTCAATCCAAGCGGCAGAGCCTACGTGAGCACGTTCACGCATGGTGTCCATTGCATGCTTAAACTGTGCTTCAGGATTGCTATGGTTCATGCGACCACCATTAGGTGAGGTGTCCATGTATGCACCCTGAGCGAAGTCATGAGGAACATCAGTGTCTGTTGCAACACCTTCTTCAAAACGAAGAGGTCCTTTATTCATTGGGATGCTAGGAGCAAAACTGCTCTCAAAAACGTTAACGCCCTTTTCAGGGAACATTGGGTTTGGTGATACGGTCACTTAATCCTCCAAATAGGGATGTGGTTTACTTAATACCACTTTACACTACTTTAAGGGTATCTACCTGAAAAACGGATTTTCGCTAATCATAATCTGAGGCATAGTATCTTGAATGGTCATATGACAGGCAATAGCCAAGGAGTCTGGGTAGTCATCAAAGGCTCCCTTTTCATTCGGGGCGGCGGCAAGCATATATGGACCTCTGTATACCTTTTCAAGGTCTGACATTTGTTGGTTAAAACGTTTCCAAGTACGGTTGCGGCGAGCCTTACTATGACCAGGGATAATCAATTGCTCACGCTGGATAAGTTCAGTTAGATGAACCCATCGTTCGTTTTGAGCCTTGGAATCAGAAGACACAGCAAGAACCTCAATGTCGGGAAGAAGGACCTGTAGGCGTTCCGCCACAGCACCACCAACACCTTGGGCGTCAACACCCATACGTAACACATCATAGTTACGGATGAAGTCAATTATTTCAAAGTATTGGGTTTCCCATTCTTCGTTGTTAATCTCAAGCCAGTTGAGGATTCGGTGCTCATAGAAACCAAATGGGTCTGGGTGGTCCCAGTCAACCCAAAGAACTGTGACAACTGTAGAGTCGTTTGCACGAGCAACGTCAATACCAATAACAACTGGTGTTCTCCACCATTGCTTTACAAGACCCATAGAAGGGTCATACAGGCGGTCCATGCGCTCTTCGGTAACAAACATACCTTTTTCAAGAATCCATTTGTTTACATAAGACATCTGGAATTCGTCTGAGTCCTCACCAATACGCAGTTTTTCTTTAGAAATAAACTTGCCGTAGTTATCATTATATTTTGATGCGGTCTTATAGTCATATTCAAAATGACATGGACGAACTTTGCGACCACTTACAGCACGACGTTTGTTGTACTGAATTGCCTTATAGAAATAACATTTGTTTCTACTAGCCGTTCCAGTTAAACAAATAGAGCCGTTGTTGAACGCCAACATGGGTTTGATTGATTTGTTAACCATGAATTCGTCGGCTTCCTGAGCCTCGTCAATAAGAACAAAATGGTAGGTTTTAGATTCAATCTTTGCCTTGGGGTTACAGGTCTGCATACGGCAGAGTGACCCAGAGTGCTTCAAAGTGATGATACGACCACGTCCACGAGTACCACCCGATGTAGCCTTGTCATCAATCTCAGGGTCAAGTAGGAAGTCCAGAGCGTGGTCACTTGTCAGTTTTGAGACAATACGCCCAAACACAGTTTCAGCCTGTTCTTCGGTTGGTGCAAATACTCCAACCCAAAAGCCCTTAGCAAACTTTCCTAACCATGTTGGGTAGATGGGAGCCAACTTTGGCAAGATGACCATCATGCCAGCCATAACTGCTGACAGTACTTCAGATTTACCTGACTGGCGTGTAGCCACCACTGTCAGTTCTTCACCGTCTCCTAAGACAATGGACTCAATAATGCGGTAGGCAATAGGCACCTGATAAGGGAAAAACTCTATATCGCAGAACTCTTCGGTAAATACAAGCAACCTTTTTACAAGGTTGTCTAGGAATTCCGCAGAGGTTTCGTCAAGTTCCTCTACTATCTCTTCCGCAAGTAGTTCTGTTTGTTCTTCTTCTGTTAGCACAATACAATAATAGTCTAACTACGTCGCTCTAATTCATCCCAAATGGAATTAATGGCAGTAATGGCTTCGGTTACGGTTTCTTTGTTGCCATTTCTGAAGCGCCATTCATCAAATGCTTGACCAAAGGTCATGATGGAACTATCAAGCCACCCCACTAATGCTGGTGTTTCCATCTTGGATACACGACTGTCTGCTTTATCTTTTAGTTCTTTATTGAAGAAACGCATTACCAATTCCCGATGTCTGTTGGTCTAGTGTCCATAAACCTAGCACCTAAAACCCCAAGTTCTGCTTCTTGCTGGTCTTTGTATTTCGTTTTCTTGCACAAGCCTATTTGAAATGATTTTTTGTGTAAAGATATTTGAAGACCTTTACCAATGCGCCAAGGTTCATCTATTTCACGCATAAACCCAGAGCCAACGTACAGTTTCTGGGATTTATCGTAATCTCTTGTAATCCAATACACAGGTCCTGCTGACTGGACGCTATTGATGGTGTCTTTAAATAGAAAATAACCGAATAGGACTATATCTAAAATCCAGTATGGGCTTATGAAAACGGTAAAGGCTACTGAAAGGATAAAACCAATTAAAGGCCAATATGGTATTGCTTTTTTAAAGCGAGAAAACAGACGGGTCATTAAGTTTTCTGTAGTCAGGATAGTTGGTAGTCCATGCATCAATTGTTTGCCCTTTTGAATCTGATTGACAAAAGTCTAAGTATACCGAAGGGGGCACGTTGTAATACGCATATATATCTTCAGTTTTACGTTTTCCATTTTTACGTGTTCCACCAAACTGTACATACGCAGTACCAGTCAGCCCAGTCATTTTATTAGGTACAAAACGATGTTTAATAACACGAGTACTTAGTTCTGGACCTTGGTAATAGTCAGGTTCTGGGATTGAGATAACTGTTTTAGTATCAAACAAAGAATTATATTCTTTATTAGATTCATCAATCTGCTCTTGGAATTGCTGACCTTTTTCAGAAAGACCACCACCCGTCAACCATGACGGGGTAGGGCTACTTGTTTCAATGTCATCCCAGTTTTTACGAAGACGTTCACGTCCTGCTGGTTGAATTCCTGGTGGTTTACGAGGCATCTGTTTAGCCTACCGTATTATTCAGGCTTTGGAATTGCTCGCCATGCGGCTTCAAACTTTGCAGCGTCTTTAGCCATCTCTGGAGAAAGTTCTACATGCAACCACTTGCCCCCAAAACTTCCAGCGTTATCATCCTTGGTGAAAATCTTTACCCCTTTAGAATTTTCTCCTCTTGAGCACCTGAAGCCTCTTCCATAACCCTGCACTTTGTCCTTGACGTTTGTGTCAAATGCGTAGTCGTGGATTTCTTCAATGCCAAGTTCTAACGTGTGTGCCAACAAGAAGTCCCACATAGCAACGCCAACCTTACGGTCAGTGTACCCAAGGTCTATAGCGGCTCCAGTGGCATGAACAGACATCCACTTTTCCATGCCTGGGTCACCAATCTTCTTACCTTCGGTATGAGAATTTCGCATCAATCGGGCAACATAAATTCCCATATTGGTGGCTTTGTATCTCTTGGCACAAAGTTCGGCTAATTTTAAGGTTCCAGGCTGTGCCTTTTTTCCGTCAAAACTGGGGTAATAAGAGTATTTTCTGGTCATGAATACAGTTTATCTTAAATCAATCATGCATGAATACCCAGTCGTCTTCTTCGCCATCCCACCTGTACATTTTTCCATCAGCAGGCATTGCATGCGGAGGTTCCCAAGCGTTATTTACTAAAACCCATGACTCGTAAGGCTTTGGAGACAAGTAGTTTACACCATCATAGAAATCGCCGATACAAACATTGAGTGCATCGTTGTCACCTATAAAGATGTACATATCGGGATTGTCAAATGCGCTAACTATTTCTTCTTCAGCAACAATTAAGTTCTCAACGATGCTTTCGCTATTTAATTTTGCCCAAACATTATTGCTTGGTTCTACTTCGGGGATTTCTACATTAAACATTTACACCCCAAAACACTACTGAGCCGTTTCCGCCTCTACCGCCTGCATAGTAAGTACCGCTTAAATAGCCACCGCCACCGCCGCCACTGCCGTTACCATCAGAACCAGCAAAGCCAGCCTGAGCGCCAGCCCCTCTGCCTCCAGAATAACTACTTCCACCCCTACCTTCAAAACCTCCGTAATTTCCGTGGTAACTACCACCACCGCCTGCGCCAAAAACGCCAAGAGTACCACCAGGGAACATCATTGGTAAACCCGCTCCACCATCTCCACCTGTATATAATGATGCGTGCGAACCAGCACCTCTAGAACCACCGCCACCTCCGCCTTTGTATGGGTTCCCTGTGTATCCGTAACCACCATTTGTGGCGTAATAACCATTTCCGTAGTTCATTTCGCTTCCTGTGTTCACTCCTGAATAGGAATGACCGCCCCCGCCTCCGATAGCATTGCCACCGTAAATACTAACACCGCCTGCGTTTTGACCGCCTCCACCGCCTCCACCGCCTCCATAAAGAAAATGGTCAGGGGGATTAGGGGTAATAACTCTAGTATCTCCCCCTGTACTTCCTTTCCCACCACTTGTACCGCCTGCTCCGCCTGCGCCAATAAAGATTTCGTATGTGCCGACAGGCATGAATACCTGTTTATATTCATTTACTCCGCCTCCGCCTCCGCCTCCGCCAAGTGAGCCACCGCCACCTCCACCGCCTGTAACAACAATGTCGCAAAAACCAGCAGATGTACAAACAAAAGTTCCACTCGCCTTGTACCACATATAACTTCTGCCTTCGTAACCATCTACAGCAAGTGTGTAATCACCTACTGTTGGTGCGCCTGTATAAGTGCCTCTCGGTGCCGTACCAGCAGTAGGTGCCCAAGCAGTACCGCTATAAATAAATAGGCTATTTACATCCTGCAAATATGTAAGCATTCCTTCAGTTGGAGAAGGAATAGCAGTAGAACGAGCAGTCGCATTGGCAAAAATTGGGATATGTGCTGTACCAGCACTAGTAGCGTAAGTGGCATTAGTAGCATTAGTAGCATTAGTGGCATTAGTGGCATTAGTGGCGCTACCAGCAGTGGTAGCGTACGTAGCAGTCCCAGCACTAACGGCAGTGGTAGCATAAGCATTATCTGTCTGTAGCCAAAAGACATTAGTTAAGTTAGTGTCATCTGACGTTACAACTATCTGGTCACCAATAGCAGGGACAGCCCATGGTGCTTTGCGCCCAATATAAGAGATTGCTACTTCAGAATCAGCGCCCAGCAATGCTGGTATTTTTACACGGATTTCTCCTGTGGTGCTATTTGAAAAGGTAACAAGTGCCCTATGTATTGGGTGTGCGCTATGCATTATTCTTCTGAGATAGGGCTATCTGACGCATTTGACATCTTTTGCAATGCGGCTTTATAAGCAATGTTTTCAAGGGTAAGGCGCTTTACTTCTTCAAGTAGGCCATTGATGAGGTCATCAGTTTGTAGTTCCATTTAAGGCTCCTTTGTTATGTGGTAAGTGTAGCAGGTGCTACCCTGCAATCTCCATAAGGGTGATGTTGCTAGGTGTATTGCCCACCTGTGTATAAACATCGCCTGAACCTGTAGAACTATTCATATCAGTCCTAAAAGTTACCGCACTTGTTGTTGCTGGTGATGCAAGAACATTTTGTGAAAAGTTGCTATAAATAACATTAGAAGCAGACATTAAAGCATAAGACCAAGTTTGCAAAACCGTATCTGACCCGCCAATAGTTTGTACGAGTCTTAAACCCAAAGTAACACCACCACCACTTGTACTTGATGTTTGTGTAAACATAACAAGAATTTTACTTGATGTTGATTTAGGTGTGATTGTTGCCGTTAACCCAGTAGAACCAAAAGTTCCATTTGATTTTCCAGTTTGGGTGCTATATGTCCCAATAACAACTTGCAACACTGTCCCGTTGGTTGGCGTAGTAGCAGAGACATACCGCCATGATGTGCCGTTCCAAATAGCCACCATGTCCGTGTCGGTCTCGTAAATCATTTGACCCTCGTAAGGAACCGTAGGGCGACTTGTAGACAGACATACGCCAGGGCGCATGCCCGTAGAAAGATTAGATACTGACATTACTTAGCCCCAGTTGAATTATTACTAATAGCCATCGTTAAACCCTATACCCATAAACATTTACTGTTCCAGTTATGGTGCTTGCGCTTGTCGTAAATGTTAAACCTGTTGCAACGCTAACAGTGTTGAAACATTCACCGCCAATAGGACCGATAGCAGGGATGGCGGCACCATTAGATTTCCCCCCGCCATAGTAAGCAAATTTTGTTGGCATTATTTGAACATCAAAAAAAGCATTATCTGGTGTTGCTGTATAGTAAGAGTTGGGGATAATGATGGTGTATG